ACAGCTATGTGACGTTGGCGGAAGCAGATGCGTATTTTGAAACCGTTCCAAGCTCAACGCAGTGGGATAACAAGCAAGACGACAACAAGAACCGTGCCTTGATTTCAGCAACACGCTGGATCGACACATTGAATTTCTATGGTGATCGTTGCGATGCAGACCAAGCTTTGAGCTGGCCACGCAACAATTATCACGTTGATCGCGTTGAGTTAACTTGCAGTGCCATCCCAGCAGACATTAAGTACGCTGCATTTGAGCTGGCGCGTGCATTAGCGAATGACACGGACTCGATTACAGGGACTACCGGCGATACGGGATTATACGAAGCCGTCAAGCTCGGGGAACTCGAAGTTAAGTACAACACTTCTAGCCAAGCTACCGGAACTGTTAATAACGTATTCGACGTTTACCCTTGGCTGCAGTCTTATCTTGGTGCTTATTGTCTTGGAGGCTCTGGCTCTTATCAAGTTCGTACTGTGAGAGGTTGAGATGCCAGGAGCACTAGACAGTTTATTTAAGAACGTTGCCAAATCAGTTGTAGCTGATCTGGGCAAATCCCTTGACACGACAATCACTTACACCCGCAAGGCATCGCCAACGTACAACACCAGCACTGGTGCGTTGACGACGACTGACACGTCTTACTCCTTTGACGCACCAATTGAGTTTGTTGATTCTGAGGAGGAGGAAGGGCGCGAAGAGCGTAAAGCGCGTTTATACATCACTCCTGATCAGATTGGGGACAACCAACCTACTTTTGAGGACGAAGTAAGCCTTAAGTATGCGGGTTCCAATCGTGCTGCTCAGATTACTGATGTTCGCAGCTACAAGGGCGGGCAAGAGTACCTGTTTATTTTATTGGTGCGGTTCTGATGCCCCGAAGCGTTAGCAAGCAAATTGAAGTTGAAGTTGAGGCTCATTTGCAGCAAAGCTACAACAGGTTGATTGCAACTGTAATGAGGCGTCTTGCTACTAAAAAGCGAAGCCCTGTTTACACCGGATTTTTTGCATCAAGCTGGAAAGTAAACACTTCTCCAATTGTCGCCAAAGATAAAGTGGAAGATTTTTCGCCATGGTCTGAGATTAGGCAGCGCAAAGCAAAAGACCCTAAAAGTAAAGAGTACAAAATTGACCAAAGATTCTACCCTCCTAGCAAAGCTTATAGCTACAAGAGACGTGTTTATATTGGCAATACGGCTGAATATTCAATTTACGCTCTAGAAAGCGGTAAAGTCCAACAGTTTGTGCAAGGAACTGAGATGAAAACTTTAGTCGATGCAGCATTCAAAGAGCGTAAGGCCAGTATTTCTGTAGGGTCTCGGCAAGGTATTGGTACGTTTGGGACACAAGCTGGTTCGATTTATACTGGCTATACCGAGCTGTAACCATGACTTTAGTTAACGCCAGAGCAGCTTTTGAAAAAGCAGTTACTGACGCTGTTGTGGCAGCCGACAACACCGTGCTGATGAAATACGACAACGTTGCTTTTACGACTCCCGGTAAGACTAAAAAATACATTTTGATGACTGTTAACTTTGGGCAGTCAACACTTCAAAATCAAGGAGCAGCGCAAGATTATTACGCTGGAACGATTCAATGCAACGTTTACGTTCCAAAATCTGAGGGCACGTCGGTCCTGGCAGTAATTAGTGAGTCTGTTATTGACGGCCTGACTTCAGTCAATGCCAGTGGCTATGTAGACGCTTTTAGCACTAAGCCTAGAGTGCTAGACATTATTGGTCCCACTTCGCTGGATATTGAGGACAGATCGCACTTTGTCGGCGTAATTTCTTGCCAATTTACTGCTACGGCGTAGTATTGTATTGAAAGCAAGTAAGTCTTCAATGCGAGCTGTAGAGCTTCTTCGTAACAAGTTTGGTGTAAGCCAGCTGTATAAGCATGAAGTAAAGCAAGACGGTGAGACGGTGTTAGAGGTCTACTGGCACCCTTTAACTATTGCCGAGCGTGAATCGATCCAAAAAAGTGCTGACTCTGAGGACGCGGGTGATTTTGCTCTTGGGATGATGATCCGAAAAGCATTAGATGCTGACGGTAAGCGTTTGTTTCAGGATGGCGAAAGGGCTGTTTTAAAAAATTCTGTTGAGGCTTCCGTGCTGCAAGAGATTCAGCTAGCCATGCTGTCTTCTGGGGCGGATAGCAAGGTGGAGGAAGCGAAAGCAGAGCTAAAAAGCTAATGGCGATTGGTTCTTCATCTATGCGTTAGCGAAGGAACTGGGCATGACTGTCGCTCAGCTTTCACAAACTTTGACGCAAGAGGAACTGATTGGGTGGGCAGCGTTTTTTGAGCTAAAAAACGAGCGAGAGGATAAGGCAGTTCAGCAAGCAAAAGTTTCAGGCAAGGCGCAAACAATGTCTAGGCGGTAGGATCAGGTGAGGTAGCTGTCAAACCGTGTCAGATTTCGGAATCAATCTTAATCTGAACCTCAAGGGTGAGCAGAAATTTCAACGAGCAATAAGAACTGTTCAGCAGCTGGAAGCTGCTTTAGCAAGAGCTGGCAAGGAATTAGATCTTTCAGGAAAACTGCCTGGAAGGGGTGGAGAGGCCGACAAGATTGGAACAACTACAAAAAAGTTAAACGATCTTGCCACAAAGCTTATTCGCACTGGCGATTCAGGCAAAAAAACGCAAGCCGGAATTGCCGACCTTGTTTCTACCTTTAGATCGCTTTCTGCTATTAGTGATACAACAAAAAGTTCGTTTAAAAATTTTGTTGAAGCAACTGTTTTAGCTGAAAGAGAAGTACGTAAACTTGCTAGGGCTGAGGAAGATGTTCGACGTGCGTTTCTTGGAATGCAAACTCTTGAGCAACGTGAGAAACAGGTAGAAGGTAGGCAAAATAAACTTAGGATTTTACGAACACAAAAAAATCTCAAAGAACAAGAGGCAAGAGCTAGAAACGAAAACGCCAAAGCTGCTAAAAGGGAGGCTGATGCCCTTGCAAGAGTTGATCGGCAAGCCAAGCGGGAACGTAGGCGAAAACTTACTGACATTGGTACTGGAGTTGGCTTCCCCCTATTGTTTGGCGGCGGACCGGGCTCTGTAATCGGGGGTGGCATTGGTGGGGCTCTTGGGGGGCTTGGCGGAAGTGTTTTCTTTGGTGCTATTGGTCAACAACTTGATAAGGCAGCTGCAGCAGCAAACACATTTGCAATAGAGGCAACTAAAGCTTCAACTTCTATAGGGACTCTTGTCGAAAAATTTGGGATAGCCGGAACTGGCCCGGCTGCGTCACTTGGTTTTGCGGAGACATTAGGAATTGGTGGAGCTGCGCGTGCCGCTGCTGGAGGAAGCTTGTTTGGAATTGTTGGTGAGGAAGGAGTTAAAAGCATTAAGGAACTGGGACGTTCCGCTGAAGACTCAGCTAATGCCTTGAGTCGATTTGGTGCGGCTACAACTGCAGCTTTTGCTCCTTTATTGACTAGCCTCAATGATTTAACAACAGGTTTGTTTGGCGGCATATCTAAACCTGAACAATTAAAACGCGCTGAAGAGCAAGCTGGTAAGTCTTCTGCAGCTATCACGGGCGTAGGAGCCGGAGCACGAGCAGAGTTTGAGGCTGCAAGACGCGCAAGACTTGCTGAAACAGTTGAAACTTTAGGGCAAGACCCGGAGGTTAAAGCTTATTTAGACCTGGAAAAACAAATACAAAAGGTAGTAAAAGACAGAACAGATTTAGCCAAGCAGGGCGCAGATTTTGAAGAAGGCAGGCTAAGTATTCGTCGCGATGTTCTTGCTGTTGAGCAAGGTAATTTGACAATCAAAGGACAACAAAACAAATTAGACATACTTGAAATTCAACTTCAAGGCGATTTGTCCGAGGCCAAAAGAAGAGAGCTGGAGCTAGAACAAAATTTAACCAAGGAAGCAATAAGGCAGTCAAAAGCTGCTCGCGAAAATGCTCGCATTGCAGCAGAGCGTCAAATAGAAAAAGAACAAATTTCAAGTGCTAGCAAAAGAATTCAGTCTATAACTAATATTCAAAAGGCAGAATTAAGCTTGCAAAAAATAACGCAAGGGAGGTTTGCTTTTTTTGAAGAAGACTTGGACATGTTAGATACAGAGCTTGATCGCAAACAGGCGACTTTAGAGCTTGAAAGAAAGAGTGCTTTAATTGGAGTAACAGAGTTAGAACTCCTCTCTTCTCTCC